AAAAATCTTTGTCATTAGTAATCAACTACTTAAAAGAGGATATATTCTACGACTATAAGCATAAGCTTGTATTCAGAACGATTAGGGATATGTACGATAAGAATATCCCAATAGATATTACTACACTCTACCAACGAATCGTAGATGCTAAACAAACGGATCAAGTAAATGCCTACTACCTTTCCGAGTTAACTAAAGATGTGGTATCAACTGCTCACCTAGAAGCCCATATAGAGTTAATAATAGAACTCTATAAGCGTAGGATGTTGGTGGTGCTGGGTGGAGAGCTTGTGGTTGGGGCGACTAATGGCGAAGAAGGAACGATAGACTTTATGGCTGAGGTATCCAAAAAACTCATTCAGCTACAAGAGTTTGGGAATATCTACGAGAAGATGATGGAAGATATTATTTTATCAATCAATTATTCTCGTGATATGGCTCAAAAAGGTGGTTTATTGGGCTATAACACAGGTTTTAATGAGCTAAACAATACCCTATGCGGATGGGTTAAGCCTGACCTAGTAATCGTAGCTGCAAGACCAGGGATGGGTAAGACTGCCTTTATGCTTTCTAGTATCTACCAACTAGCTTGTTTAGATAGCGTTCCTGTGGCCGTTTTTAGCCTCGAAATGAGCTCCGAACAGTTAGTTGAAAGGTTAGAGTCAATCGGTTCACAACTGCCCTTAAAATGGCTTAGAATGAATACTTTGGATGCTACACAAAGAAAGGTTTTACTAAAGACAGATGACTTACTATTAACTTCCCCCATACATATTGAAGATATGGGCGGTATAAGTGTAACCCAACTCCGAGCAAAAGCCACCATCTTAAAGCAAAAGTATGGAATCAAGGTAATCTTTATCGACTACCTCCAACTTATGAGTGGTACAGGCAAATCAAACCAAAACAGGGAACAAGAGGTTAGCTACATCAGTAGAAGCCTTAAAGCCCTCGCTAAAGAGTTGGAAGTACCTATTATCGCCCTATCTCAATTATCTCGTAGAGTAGAAGAACGAGGAGATAAGATGCCTCAGTTATCTGACTTAAGGGAATCAGGTTCTATCGAACAAGATGCTGATGCGGTTATTATGCTTATGCGACCACATTACTACGAGATGACAGAAGCTATTGAGATTGGTGGTAAAGAGTATTCTCCTAGCGATTTAGTAGTTTGTAAGGTTGAGAAGAATCGGCACGGATCGACAAAAAATATAGCATTAAGATTTTTACCTGAAACAATGAAATTTGAAGACTATGAGTAACGAAACATTTATACCTATGCAAGATGTGATTTATAGAATAAATACGCATCCAGACTTAACACCTAAAGACAAGAAAGAGTTTGCCCATATCACTAATAGCTTGTATATGTCTGATAAGGGTAAAGAGAAAATACTTAAACCAACATTAACTAACCAACAAAGAAACAAATTAAAATGAAACAAGTATATGTAAGTAATAATTGGGGTGAAGGGCTAGAGCATGACTACGACATAAAGTATGAAGATGATAAGACAATATGTTTATATTCTAACAATAGCGAATGGGCTGATTATCTACAAGGCCAAGAAGCAGGATCAATTAAAGATATGGGTGATGAATTTTTAATTAAGCTTGGTGAACAAAAGATGAAGCTAGACTATGCAGATATACAAGTACTAAAAATCCTTTTGCTATCTGAGCTAAACGATGCAGATTACTTTGAGATTAGAGAATCAATAACAATTAAAGCATGGCCAAGGGATATAGAAACAGGAGAAAGTTTGAGATAGAAGAAGCCAAGGCTAAGGATGGAACTTACCAGGCTATTAAGCTATTTGCCAAGAGCACTAAGGTTATTGTTATTCATCAAACAGAAGCACTAAAGAAAAAGTACTTCCTACTTGAGTACGAAAATAATGGTGAACCTAGTGGCATTAGTGACACAAGAGCAGAATTTTTTGCATTTAACCTTGATTTAAGAGATAGAATAGTTTTTATAAGAGCAGAGTTTTTAAGGGTTAAAGCAAGGAGATACTGGCGAATAGGTGAGATAAAAGTAAAGGATGGAATCAAGTATGTTAAGATGCCAACAGAAGAACTAATCAGGTGGTATTAAATAAAAAATATGAAAAGAGTAATCAATTTTAGTGGTGGTAAGACAAGTGCATTAATGACAATAATGAACTATCGTGAAGGAGATATTGTTTTGTTTGCAGATACACAAAGGGAGCACCCTAAAACATACAAATTCATTAATGACTTTGAGGCCCACGAAAACATACCTGTAACAAGGATAACTTACAAAGGTGGATTTAGAGGTATGCTTGAGCATAATAAATGGAAGCATATACCTAATAGAGTTAAAAGGTCTTGCACTATTGAATTAAAGATTAAGACTGCTAAAAGATGGCTAAGGGCAAACTATGGCAAACAGAATTACGAGTGGTTGGTAGGGTTTAGAGCAGATGAGGAACGAAGGGTTAAGGGCTATGAACAAAGACAAGCTTATATTCATCCTGTATTCCCTTTGTATGACCAGGGGATTGATAAGGCACAAGTGAATAACTATTGGAGTAAAAAGCCTTACACCTTAGAGATACCTGCTATACTAGGGAACTGCACCTTATGTTTTCTTAAAGGTAAGAATGCTATCATAAATATTTTAAGGTCGTATCCTGAATTAGCAAAGGAATGGATTGAAGATGAGGAGTTGAGTAAGACAAATGGGGGGGGGTACACATACTTTCAAGATACTACTTACAAGCACTTATTAATGATGGCAGAAAACGATTTATTCAAAGGGCAAGACCTTACCGATTTGAGTCCAGCATTTAATTGTTCATGTACTTCCTAACAATATATTAATAATATATTGTAATTTTGGCACATGGCCTACATATCTGCAAGTGATTTAACGAAGATGATGATGGATTATCTAAAGGATAATGGGTGTGAAGTATGGAGGAATAATAACCTTGCAGTTAGAGGCAGAGCATTTATAGGAAGGAAAGGAGTTCCTGACATCATAGGTTATAGTAAGAAGTATGGTCACTTTGTTTGCTGCGAGATTAAAGCTATTGGTGACAGACTTTCTTCGGATCAAATGGTTTTTTTAGAGCAGTTGGCTATGGCAGGAGGAACTGCAATGTTATGTCAGCAGATTAGAGATGAATCAATAATAGTTAAAATATATAATCAAGATGGCGAAAGTCAAGACTGGGAGTTCATCAAAGGTGAGCTTCGGCTCAAGGAAACGAGGTAGAGCAAAGAAATCATTTAATAAACATAGTCCTAGGCCAAAATCGTACATTGGCCAAGGCAGATAAAACAAAGTAAAATGGAAAAAGTAGAATTAGAAAATAAGATAGAGAAAGCACCTAAGACAGTTAAGAAAGCAAAGGATGAGTTTACGAAAGAAACCTATGATTTTTTGCATCAGGTGTTGGTAGATTTTGCAATAGATACAAAGCATAGACCTCAGCTTAAAGTAATCTTACAGAACGCAAAGGCAGAACCAAAGAATAACAGTAGTATTTAATAACCAAAATATATAACATGGCAGCAGGTAAAGAAAAGATTTTCCTAGGAAGGTCACAAACAATGAAAACGGCATTTGGGGAGTTTAAGAAAGTATCATTCGGCCCAGATGATTTAAAGAAGATGAATGATTTTGCAGCAACTAATAATGGTTGGGCTAACATCCTTATTAAAGAAAAGAAAGGCTCTACACCAGGTGAAGCAGGTTTCTATATTGAACTTGACACTTGGGTTAAAGATGGCCAACCAGCTAAAAATTTACCATTTTAACAAATGATTATGAAAACAAATTACAAAGATGTAGTGGTTAATTTACTAATTTTGCTCGTAGGAGTTTATCTACCATTTGCATTTATTGTGAATGAGTTTAATCCTCTTGCTTGGAATTGGTTTAGTAGATCATTATATGTACTTACTTTAGTAGGTTTAATTACTTACGCTATAAAGGAGTATAAACAAAAATAGTTTTGTGTGTTTTTTTGAAATAAAGGTAAGCTCTGTCGTTTCTACGATGGAGCTTTTTTATACTAAAAACCCCCCAGATTTTACCTGAGGGGAAACCAAAACACCACCAACTATGAGAGAGCTTCTTATGTTTGCCTATTTGTTTTATCGTAGAATCTAGTTAACACCGTTCCGTATAAAGCCTCTTGATATCTCTTAATAAAAGAGTCTGAGCTCTCATCTATGTAGAAGTAGTCCTGTGATTGCATATATACATAGCACTTATCTTTATCCTCTTCATCATCTGTAACGGATTCAACCAAATGGATATTTATCCAAGCTTCTGATGGCTCTGTACCATCACCATACTCGTAGCTATCATCTTCCGTTAATTGAGTTATTTGAAGTAACATTTAATATGCTATGTTTTATTATTGTTAACCTAAGCTTTTGAACTATTAAATTCAATCTTACTTCCAACTCATCTCTTTTTTTCATCAACTCATCGATTTCTAGTTCCGCTTTGGTCTTCATACAAATTTACGCTTTAATTATTATAGAAATAAAAAGTGCACACATCATTGATTATCAATGAAATATACACTTATGTTATAACGGATTTAACCTACTTTTTGCTTGGAAGCCTTACTATCTTGCTTCCTAATGGCATGGGTACAAATATAGCAATTCTACCGCCATCTAAAACAACTCCACAACCTAATGTTGGTCGTTTGGGGAAAGGTCGTGAATACTCCATTGCGTAGGCATTAATATCTATGCCACAACCCACATTCATACCGAATATCATATCCTTGTCACTTGAGGAGTACAAAACTCCCCCAAAGGAGTGAATATGACCTATTACAGTTGATTGTCTTGCATCTCTTGCTCTGTTAATTGCACCTGCTTGTCCTGATGATCCTGTACCATGGGT